CATGGGTCTTCGATGAGGAGCAGGCCAGCCTGCCGTGCGAATTCATCGAACTGCTGCCGCACATCAAGGGGCAGTGGGCGCGCGATCGCAAGCTGCTGACGCTGGAGCCGTGGCAGTGCTTCCTGCTGACGACTGTCTTCGGTTGGGTGCACCGCGATACCCGGCTGCGCCGCTTCCGCGATGCGTACATCGAGGTGCCACGCAAGAACGGCAAGTCTGCCATCTCCAGCGGCGTGGGCCTGTACATGGTCGCCGCCGACAAGGAAGAGGGCGCCGAGGTGTACAGCGCCGCCACCACGCGCGAGCAGGCCCGCATCGTGTTCGACGACGCCAAGAAAATGGCCGAGCGTACGCCAGGCCTGCGCACCTACTGCGGCGTCGCGATCATGCAGCACTGCATCACGGTGGCCGCGACCGCGAGCAAGTTCTCTCCCTTGGCAGCAGAGGGCACCACGCTGGACGGCCTGAACGTGCACTGCGCCGTGATCGACGAGTTGCACGCGCACAAGACGCGCGCGGTTTACGACGTGATCGATTCGGCCCGCGGTGCGCGCACACAGTCCCTGCTGTGGATCATCACGACCAGCGGCAGCAACCGGTCGGGCATCTGCTACGAGCGCCGCACTCACCTGACCAAGGTGCTCGAAGGCACGTTCGTCGACGAGACCACCTTCGGCATCATCTACACCATCGACAAGGACGACGATCCACTCGACCCGAAGTCCTGGGCGAAGGCGAACCCGAACTGGCTGGTGTCCGTGCTTCGGGACGACATGGAGGCGGCCGCCCGCAAGGCTGCGGCCATGCCCTCGGTCATGGCGGGCTTCCTCACGAAGCGCCTGGACGTCTGGGTGAATGCCGACAGTGCCTGGATGGACATGGTCGCCTGGGAGAACTGCGCCAAGCCTGGCTTGGAGATCTCGGAGTTTGCTCATCTGCCGTGTTACCTGCCGCTGGACCTGGCAAGCAAGGTCGACGTGGCCGCTGCGCCGCGCTTGTTCTACGACGCCGACGCCGACCACTACTACCTCTTCAGCCGCTTCTACCTCCCGGAACGCGCGGTCGACCGTGCAACGAACAGCCAGTACGACGGCTGGCGTCGCGCTGGCCATGTGATCGTGACCGATGGCGATGTCACCGACTTCGACAAGATCGAGGACGACCTGCGTGCAGACGTCTGCACGCTGCAGGTTGCAGAGCTTCCATTCGATCCGTGGCACGCCACGCAGCTGTCGAACCACCTTACTGCAGAGGGTGCACCGATGGTCGAGTACCGGCAGACGGTGCAGAACATGAGCGAGCCCATGAAGACACTGGAAGCCCTGGTGCTGCAGAAGAAGCTCACCCACGACGGTAACCCCATGATGACCTGGATGATCAGCAACGTGGTGTGCCATCGCGACGCGAAGGACAACATCTACCCGCGCAAAGAGCGCGAAGAGAACAAGATCGACGGGCCGGTGGCCCTGATCATGGGCATTGGCCGAGTCCTTGCCGCTCAGCCAGAGGCCGACAGCAGCTTCTTCGGAAGCTTCGCATCATGAGCATCGTGCGCAATGCGCTCATGCGCCTTTCGATGAAGGGCGTCGATATGGCGTTGAAGGGCACCGAGCTGTCCCTGCAGTCGCCCGAAGGCTGGGACTTCCTGCTGGGCGGTCCCACCTGGGCCAACGTCAAGGTCAACGCTGACACGCAGCTGCAGATCGCGGCGGCGTTCTCGGCCATACGCCTGGTGGCCGAGACGGTCGGGACGCTGCCGCTGCACCTGTATCGCAAGACCGCAAAGGGTCGCGAACGTGCGACCCGGGACCCGCGCTACTTGCTCGTGCACGACCAGCCAAATGAGTACATGACGGCAGTGGAATGGAAGGAAGCCATGGTGGTCAGCCTGATGACCATGGGGCAGTCCTACAACTACGTCAACCAGTTGGAATCCACCGGCCGCATCGTGAGCATTCAGCCGGTGCACAAGAGCCGGGTCAAGCCGGAGATCACGCTTGACGGCGCGGTGAAGTACTGGCTGACGATGCGCAACGGCCAGCCGCTCGAGCTGGTGCGGCGGCAGATCTGCCCCATTCGTGGATTCGGTGGCGTTGGCGACCTGGAAGGTTTCGCGCCACACCAGATCCATGCCAACAGCCTGGCGCTGACGGTCGCGGTGGAGCGATACGGTGCCGAATTCTTCGGTGGCGGCGGGCGTCCCAGCGGTGTGCTCACGACGACGCACGAGTTCAAGAAAGATCAGCGCGAAGAGATTCGCGAGAACTTCGCGAAGTACGTTGCCGAGAGCTGGAGGTCAGGCCGCCTGCCTTTGCTCGAGAACGACACGAAGTACCAGTCGATCTCCACGCCCAACAACGATGCGCAGTTCATCGAGACGCGAAAGCTGCAGATCGCGGAGATCGCCCGCATCTACCGTGTCCCGCTGCACATGTTGATGGAGATGGACAAGGCCAGTTACTCGAATACCGAGCAGGCCAACAAGCATTTCCTCGACTACACGCTGCTGTCCTATCTCAAGCGGATCGAGATGGGCCTGAACAGCTCGCTGCTGACGTCGAGCGAACGGCTCGACCACTACTTCGAGTTCGATGTGCGCGGCCTGCTGCGTGGCGACAGCACCCAGCGCGCGGCGTACTACGTGGCAATGCGCAACGCCGGCGCGATTACGCAGAACGAGATCCGCGACTTGGAGAACATGGAACGCATCCAAGGCGCCGACGACCTGTTCGTGGCCATCTTGCTCGGCAAGAAGAAAGAGAACCCCTGATGGAACACCTCACTGCACCCATCGAGATCAAGAGCGCACAGGCCGACGGCACCTTCACGGGCTATGCCGCGGTCTTCGGCAACATCGATCTCGGCTATGACGTCATCGAGCCTGGCGCCTTCAAGCAGGCGAAGACCACGCGCGACGGGATGCTGCGCATCGCGATCGGCCACCGCATGGACCTGCTCGCTGGCAAGGCCGCATTCAAGCAGGACGACAAGGGTCTGTTCGTCGAAGGCAAGTTGAGCCTCGGCGTGAGCTACGTGCGCGATCAGTACGAGCTCATGAAGGATGGCGTGATCGACGGCCTGTCCGTCGGCTTCAACATCCTGCGCGATGGCGCCGACTTCGAGGAACGCGCCGGCAAGTCGGTGCGCGTCATCAAGGCCGCGGAGCTGTGGGAATTTTCCCTGGTGCCGTTCGGCATGAATCCGGAGGCCCTGATCGATTCGGTCAAGGCGGCCTCCATCCGAGATCTGGAGGCCCAGCTGCGTGGCCTCGGATACAGCCGCTCAGACGCCAAGGCATTGGCGGCAGGTGGTTTCAAGTCGCTGGGCCAGCGGGATGCTGGCCTGGACAGCGGGACGCTGGCAGACCAATTCAAAGCTCTTCATCAATCCCTCAACTGGAACTGACTCCATGAAACTCACCCGCAAACATGCGATGTACGCCTTCCTCGGCGTGCTGGCCGTCCTGGCCATCTTCGCCCTGACCGGGCATCCGCTGATTCCTCCGGAGCTGCTCGCCGGCGCTGGAATGGTGCCTATGGCCATGTCTGGCGAGGTCGACCTGAAGGCCGAATTCAGCAAACTGACCGATGTCGCGAAGTCCGCGAAGGAAGCCGTCGAGAACATGCGCAAGGCGCACAACGATCTGGACGGCCGTGTGGCCAAGATTCACGACGAACTGAAAAGCGGCGGCGCTGACGCTGTCACCAAGGCTGCGTTCCAGGAAGCCGTCGATCGTGTAGAGAAAGCGGAGAAGGCTCTCGACAAGACGAACCTCGAACTGACCGAGCTCGCGCAGAAGGCGACCAATCTGCTGGGCAAGACCGACAACAGCAAGAGCTTGGGCCAACTGGCTGCCGAATCCAACGAAGCGAAGACCTACCGCGGCGGCAACGTCGAGCTGTGCAAGATGGAAGGCCCGCTCTTCAGCAAGGCCGTGACCAGTGGCGCCGCGAGCGCTGGTGTGCTGACCCAGCCGTACCGCGTGCCGGACATCGTGACCGGCCCCGATTTGCCCCCGACCGTGCGCGACCTGTTCCAGGCCGTGTCGATCAGCAGCAATGCCATCGAATGGGTGCGCGAGAAGCTTTTCACGAACAACGCCGGCCCGCAGAACGGCGAAGGCACGGCAAAGCCGGAGTCCAATCTCACCTACGAGAAGAAGACCAGCGCCA